GTCGAAGTGGAGCCACGAGCGCAAGACGAAGGACAGGCGCCCGACCTACGTCACGTCCAAGGAGCGCAAGCGGCGCAAGGCTACCGTGGACGCATGGCTCGCCGAGAATACACGCGGCACGATCGCACCCGGTCGCGTGCTGGCGCAGTGTCCTGACTGTGGGCAGTTGCGCACAAGGTGGGTGGCCGACCACGTCGTTCCGGTGATGAGAGGTGGCGACGAGGACGGACCGCTGCGTGTGCACTGTCGTAAGTGCAGCGACGCGCAGGGCGCACGGATGGGACGTGAGCGGCAGCGCAGGGGGCGCCGGGTACCGACGCTGACCGTGTACATGGGCCTACCGGGGGCGGGGAAGAGCACGCACGCAGGGGGGCACGGCACTGGGCGTGTGCTGAGCGGGGACGCGGTACGGACGCAGCTCGCCGACAAGTCCTCGCTGTTCGACCGCATGAGGACGCAGGCCGACGTCGAACTGCGTGCCGGCCACGATGTGACGTTCGATGCCTGCAACGTGTACCGCAGCCAGCGACGGGCGTTGCTCGACATCGCGGCTCGGGCCTGCGCCGACACGCGCCTGGTCGTCGTCGAGGCGGACGCTGCCGTGTGCATGAGCAGGCAAGACGAGCGCGACCACCCGGTACCGCGTGACGTGATAGCGCGCTACGCGGCCATGTGGCCTGCGGAGATGACTGCGATCCGCGATGAGGACTGGGGCGCGGTCGTGCGTGTGGCTGGAGCGTGATGCAGCGAGCGCGCGCATCGGCACGGCGGGCGGGGGTAGTCGCAAAGTTACAAGGGGACTTCGCGCCCGCCGCGGGGGGTTCGCCACGCTTGCGCCGCCGCATGTTGAACGATTGGGGTTCTGAACGTTGAGCGGACCGAAGCCGAAGCCGACCAGACTGCGCGTGATCGAGGGCAACCCGGGCAAGCGCGCCCTGCCCAAGCGGGAGCCAAAGCCGGCGCCCGTGCGCCCGCCGATGCCGACCTACCTGCACGGCGAGGGCCGCAAGCACTGGACGGCGCTGGCTGAGAAGCTCGAGCGCATCGGCGTCCTGACCGAGGTCGATCAGGACATCCTCGGCGCCTACTGCGACGCCTACCACCGCTGGCGCGAGGCCGAGGTCCACATCCGCCGGGAGGGCGCCGTCGTCACCGCGCCGACTTCGGGCTACCCGATGCCCAACCCGTGGGTGAGCATCCGTAACCGGGCGCTCGACGACATGCGCCGCTGGGCGCCGGAACTCGGCATCGGCGCCGCCAGTCGCAGCCGCATCGAGGTGAAGAAGCCGGATGGCGAAGACAACCCGCTCGCGGACATCCTCAAGGCCGCCAACGAAGAGGCCGCGGCTCGACGTCGCAAGGGCTGACCGGGCTCAGGCGTTCTTCGAGACCGTCCTAGTCCACACGAAGGGCCGCTGGGCTGGCGTCCCCTTCACGCTCTCCGACTGGCAGCGCGACGACATCGTCAGGCCACTGTTCGGGACCGTGCGCGCCGACGGGCTGCGCCAGTACCGGACCGCGTACCTGGAGCGCGGGAGGAAGAACGGAAAGTCGGAGGAGGCGGCGGCCGTCGCGCTCTACTGCCTCGTGGCCGACGGCGAGGAGGGCGCCGAGGTGTACGGCGCCGCCTGCGACCGCGACCAGGCGAGCATCGTGTTCCACGTTGCGGCCGACATGGTGCGCCGGTCGCCGCACCTGTCAAAGCTGCTGAAGGTCATCGACTCGCAGAAGCGCATCGTCTACCCGGCCACCGGAAGCTTCTACCGGGCCATCCCTGCGGACGCGGCCGGCGCCCACGGCTACAACGCTTCGGCCGTCATCTTCGACGAGGTGCACGCGCAGCCGAACCGCGAACTGTGGGACGTGCTCACTACCAGCACGGCGGCGCGCGAACAGCCGCTCATCTACGCGATCACGACCGCGGGATACGACCGCTCAAGCATCTGCTGGGAGCTGCACGAGTACGCGCTGCGCGTGCAGGCCGGGACCATCGACGACCCGACCTTCTTCGTCGACATCCGGGCGCTGCCGGAAGAGGCCGACTGGACCGATGAGCGTCTCTGGCACCTGGCGAACCCGGGCCTTGAGGGCGCCGGCGGCGGAGACTTCCGCGGCCTCGAGGAACTGCGCACGGCCGTTGCCCAGGCGAAGGAGCGGCCGGCGATGGAGAACACCATCCGGCGCCTGTACTTCAGTCAGTGGACCTCGGCGGAAACGCGCTGGTTCGGGCTCTCATCGTGGGATGCCTGCGGCGGGCTCATCGACGAGACCAAGCTCAAGGGGATGGAGTGCTACGGCGGACTGGACCTCGGTTCGACATCCGACTTCACCGCCCTCGCGCTCGTGTTCCCGAGGGACGGCGAGACCGGAGAAGGGTTCGACGTTGTGATGCGCTGCTGGCTGCCCGAGGCCGCAGTCGAGAAGCGCAGCCGGATGAAGGACGCGCTGGAGGCCTGGATACGGGCTGGCTTCGTGACCGTGACGCCCGGCGACGTGCTTGACTACCGCGCCGTGAAGGACGAGATCGTGCGCTGCGCCGAGCAGTTCGACCTGCGCTGCTGCGGCTACGACCCGTGGATGGCGACGCAGATAGCCGTTGAACTGAACGAGGTGCTCGGCGACGAGTTCATGGTCCCCGTGCGGCAGGGCTTCCGGACACTGAGCCCGCCGAGCAAGCTGCTGGAGACGCTCGTGGGCCGCGGCCTCGACGGGCTCAACCACGGCGGACACCCGGTCCTGCGCTGGTGCGCTGACAACGTGGTCGCGGAGACGAACGCGGACGGCGCCGTGAAGCCGAGCAAGAAGAAGTCAAGCGAGAAGATCGACCTGATAGCCGCGCTGGTCACCGCCATTGAGCGCGGCATGGTGCGCGAAGAGCCTGCCGAAGTGCGCTTCGTCGCTTTCGACTGAGGAGGCCACCACGACCACCAAGAGGACATAGCATGTGGCCTTTCAGCCGCAAGACAGTGGCGCCCGACCGCGAGGCACGCAGCGTCATCGACTTCTCTGCCTTCTCCGACATGCTCGCGCCGTCGGCGTCGGGCGTGAACGTGACGCAGGCCAGCTCCGTGACGCTGCCCGCTGTGTACAAGTGCGTGGCGCTGAACAGCGACACCATCGCCTCGCTGCCCATCGACGTGTTCACGCGCCGCGGCGGCGCCCGCATCTCTCGCCCCCTGCCCGGCTGGCTCGCGTCCCCGAACCAGTTCCAGACCACGGCCGAGTTCATCGGCATGACGCAGACCAGTCTCGACCTCGACGGCAACGCCTACTGGCTCAAGGCCGCGGACGCACGGGGCACGCTGGCCGCCCTGTACGTGATCCCGCCCACGGCCGTGACGCCCGAGGAGCACGACGTCGGCGGCCGTCAGGAGATCGTCTACGCCGTGAGCAGCAAGAGCGGCCGTCAGGTGTACTCCATGCGCGAGGTCGTGCACCTGCGCGGCATGACGCTGCCGGGCGAACTCAAGGGCCTCTCACCCATCGCCTGCGCGAAACAGACCATCGGCGTGGGCCTCGCCGCCGAGACCTTCGGGGCGCAGTTCTTCGGCTCGGGCGCGACCCTCTCCGGCGTGGTCTCCTCGCCCACGTCCCTGAGCGACGAGCAGATAGACCGCCTCAAGGCGACCTTCCAGAAGAAGCACGGCGGCCTCTCCAACTCGCACGCGGTCGGCGTGCTCACCGGCGGCGCCACGTGGATACCGCTCTCCGTCAAGCCCGAGGAGGCGCAGTTCCTGGAGACGCGCAAGTACACCGGCGAGGACGTCTCGCAGCTCTTCGGCTACCCGGCGGGCTTCTTCAGTGCCGACGGCGTCAAGGGCTACGTCACGGCCCTGCACGCCGAACTGCGCCTCTGGTACACCATCGGCCTGCTGCCGCGCATCACGCGCATCGAGCGCGCCCTGAGCGGCCTGCTGCCCGACGAGTCCGCCTACGTGAAGCTCAACACGAACGCGCTCCTGCGCATGGACCCGGCACAGCGCACGGCGTTCTACCAGGCCGCGCAGCTCGGCGAGTGGATGAACCGCAACGAGATCAGGGCGCTTGAGGACATGGACCCGGTGGATGGAGGCGACGAGTTCCTGCACTCGGTCCAGTGGCAGGACAACACTCCGGACGGTCAGATGTCATTCGACGATGAGGTGACACCGTGAAAGAGCGACGCCATTCGGCGGCGCCCGTCGAGGTCCGCGGCCTGACCGGCGCCGGCGCGGTCGTCGAGGGCTACGCGACCACGTTCGATACCGAGTACGACGTCGGCGGCTTCCGCGAGGTCGTGCGCTCCAGCGCACCCAAGCGGACCACGAAGCAGGGCGACATCCGCGCCCTCTTCAACC